GAGTTGTAGTCAATGTCGTAACATGAACAAAATCTTTAAGGTTACTGTCTTCGCTCAGGCGAGACAGAGCGATGTCCACTTTATCGAAAGCTGCCGTTACAACCTTGTTTTGCACGGGGTTTTCTGATGTTTCGGACAGTTCGGTATCAACGGTTATTTTAATATCACTGATTTGAGCCTTTTTCGTGACACCGAGCTGCACAATCGGAAAAGTTTCCTCCCCTGTTAATGGGGTAGCACTATTAGGAAGCTCTGAAATCTTAGCCATTTTTATCGTCTCCTTTTAATTTTTCTATTTCTCTCTTTAAACTTGCGACTTCGTCCGACAGTTCTTGTACGGCTTTAGCGCAGAGTGAAATATAAGAGTATAAGTTTATGGACTTTCCGTCAGTACCTAATATCTCGTTCGGTGCTTCGTCAGCCATAATACCCAACGGAATGTGAGTGTCATTATCTCTCATCGAGTAAGTGTAGAAGTGTAACTGCCTTACTTTGTCAACGGCACTTATGTCATCGACAGAACGTATATCTCTCTTTTTGTCTCGGTCTGACGTAGTCTGCCACGCGGCAGCCGTGCAAGTACCGCCTATTATGAGGTTGCCCGATATATAACCGCCCTCTGCGGTTAACTCATCAGCGTTAATAATCGGAGCTTCATTTTCCCCGGCGCAGAACTGATACCATTTTCCCCACGTATGGACTGTACCGTCATAAGAGGCACTCCTCGTAAACACGCGCCCCGTGTTTACAATCTGTGGGAAATACGTCTGCACTAACCATTTTGTATGACCTATTTCCTCCACTCGGATAATCCCAGCCGTACTATATTTAGTACCATCGTTCAAACTTGGTAAGTTGGAGATACTATCGGCAATGACGTTGTTTTCTATGTGATAATACCCGGGCACAATAAGTTCATTAACATCCTCTCCGTTTGTAAGAATGGTGGGCGCCGTCATTATAGGGTTACCTTTGGTGCTGCCATCTCCAAAAACAAACCCGTTAGGGGCTTCAAACGTAATCGGACGATGTTTATCAGCGTCGGGATGAGCATTGTAGCCCCCCGACGATTTATCCTCCGGGCTATTAACACCTATATACCCAAGGTTCGTTACGTTTCCGTTCTCATCGAAACTCTCAAACGTTGTTCCTAATACGCTACCTCGCTGTCCGCTATCGCTGAATTGGATAGGATTGAGAGACATCCTCAATGCCACGTCATTTTTTCCGGTTTCTTCGTCCGGTGTTGGGTTGTACTTTTCGACTGTCACGCCGCCGTTGTGCTGAAGTATCTGGTTGCCGTCCGTATACAGCACATCTCTCTTACCGCTGTCAGTTACCTTGATTTTACCATCAGATAAGTTGAGACCTTTACTGTCTATCAGTACACCGTTTTGTGAGACTTCAGAAGGGGCGCACGTCCAATTGTTAAGCGTTAACCCTTCCTCAAAAAGTATACCGTCCAAATCGAAATAAGCGAAACCATCATCAGTAGACGTGATACTATTACAATGTGCCGATATTAACAAATTACAGTAAGCTGTGTTATTCGGAGGGGTGATTGCGGTGTGCACTCTTTGCCACAAGGTGTTATTGCTATCGGTGAAAGAAACGGAATGTAAAGACGTACTTAATTCCTGTTTCTGCTCGTTGAGCCATTGCAGTTTGACAAGAATTTGACCTGTGGCTGTTGCAGAAGAGGGTGTAATGCCCGTCTTTTGCGTTTTGATACGATAATAGAACGATAGGCAATGCGTAGTAACGTTTATTGGAAAAGGATTACGAGTTGAATAACCGAATGCACTACCATTCACGGCACTCAACTCACTCTTACGCCCTATAAAGGTATCAATGTGAGCTTTACCTTTGTCAAATCCTGCTCCCTCACGGGGGGCTTCTCCCGAATGTCCGTCCGTTCCGGCAAATGGGACAGGGTCGTAGGTATTGCCTAATCCGCACTTGACAAAGTTCCAATACTCATTATGTTCGTACTCAACAATTTCTCCCGAGTCGTTAAGAGTAACATCATAGTATAACGCATTAGCTTCAAAGGACGAGTCTAATACAAGGTTAGTCCCGCGTTCCGGCTGACCTATAGACATCTTGTCAGTAGTTATACTCTCCGCTCTTATCCACTCAGCTTGAATACCTATGGCATCTAAAAGAGAGAATAGAGCGTTACCGTACTTGTCCGTTCCCGAACTCCATACGGGAGAGCCGTTGTTCCACCCGCTGTACGTTGTAAACGAGCCTGCGGCATTCCTCATACATATATATTGCGAGTCTTCAAGAGTTTTAGCGTCGTGCCAGTAGTACGTTATCGCGCCCGTGTCATCTGTTACCTCCGAATGGAACAGACCTAACGACATTGCAGCAGCATTGTTGAGGTAGTCCGTAGCTTTCTCTTGTGCAGAAAGGTCGTAGATGGTTTTATCTATCTGCTTTTGCTGTTGCTTAACTATCCGCTTTTGCTGAGAAGTAAGACTGCCTTGAGACGCATAACCGCTACTCGCTTGCGTTTCGCCTTTTGCGGATATGTCAGTAGCACCGTTCAATGTATAATTAACATTAGTTAATATTGTAGTTATGCTCTTGCCCTCGCTGTAATCCTCGGTGGTTAGCTTAACCCCGTCCTCGGTCATCAGAACCGCACCAGACTCTGTGTCTATGGTGTCTCCGTTCGGTACTTTGGTTTGGAAAGAAACGACATCCATAGGGTACAGATATGGAGCGGATTTTATTTTAGCCGAAAAGGGACGATAGGTGAGACCTACTCGCGATGACAGACCGCTTGCGACCGGCTCACCGTTTGATATAAGAGTGTTATCAGTTATGGCAACGGCATAATCGTCTGTAAAAGGAGAGGTTCTGTATACTTCGCTATCCGATACGTCAATCTCTATACCCGACAGAGTTATGTCGTTTTCGGCAACGTCACTGCTGTAACGTATAGAGGGGGTTATAACTATGTCGGATTGATTGTTGTACCATTCCAGCCTGAGTTTACCGTCCCAATCAGCATATCCACAAGTGCCTGTGATTTCACATATCCATTTTAATATCTGTCGATATGTCAAGTCCTCGTCAGTAGGCTTCTCGGTAACTACGTAATCGGAGTTCAACAGAGTATTAGGGGTAGTAGCCAAAGATATAGCGCATTTGTCACATAGTCTTATAAGAAGCTCGGCTATTGTGGGAGCATTGTAAAAAAGCTCCGCCAAGTCTGCGTCAGATACAATTCTGTCAAAATGCGCCATTCTGTCAAGGCTTGTTATAGATATGGTATTTAAAGCTCGCGGCGGTGCGTCTACAACGAACACACCCAAAGGCACATAGTACATATCCGCTGTGCTATCGTCCCAATCCTTAATCCCAATCTTGACAGTAAGCTCTGCACCCTCAAAGACTACATTGTCAAATCGACCGTCTTTGTTTTCAAGTGTGATGTCGCACTCTGCCGAGACCACAGAGCCTATTTCAATCTTATCTCCCGTGACAGAATACCTATCTACCGAAAACCCGCCGTTTGTAATGTCAGAGGACGAGAGGGTAAAAGACTCACCGCTAATCGGCTTTACTTGTATATCGACAGTCTGCTTTTTTCCGCTGTTGAAAAGTTTAATAACCTCTTGCGAGACCTTATACATCCTCTCATCCCTTTCTTGCGATTAAATTGAAAGACACGTTCTGCCAAAGACCTAAACGAGTATTATATAGTGGTGCGGTACGGTCTCCGACATAAAACACCTTAGTTATGTAACTGCCCTCCATTGCGTCCAAATAGCATACGGTAATGTATTCGGGATTAAACAATTTGAGAATGGCGGAAACCTCTTGTGTCGATATGTTATTCCACGACAGTTCTATTCCTACGGTTTGTCCTATACGGTTCTTGTGCATTACCGTATCTTCCGTTCGCCCCGCGTCGGAAGCTGACACGTCAGCCAGCTTCCACTGATAAGAGGAGGGACAACGGCAGGTTTTTCCGTCTACGCTTTTAATAGGGTTAAATTCCATACGTTGTACCTCCTTATCCTACGGGGACGGTAACTCTACCGTCTCGACGGTTCTTACGGTTCAGACCGTCAACAACATCACATGCAGTTATAACGGCTCTTACGGTTTGGTCTTTTTCGAGTAAGCGTCTGAGCAAGTTGTTCTGTTCACGGAGAAGTACGTTCTGTTCACTGTTGGCGTCTGAAACACCTTGTGCGATACCGCTGACAATCTGTTCGTTGTTTGCAACGGACGTTTTGTTGCCTATCGTTCCGACCATTTCCGGACCTGCTTCACGGGCTATGAACATCTGACCGTTATCAACAAAACCACCTTTAGCATATGCTTTGAGAGAGAGGCTTACATATCCGCTCGCGGACACGTCAACATTACCGTGGAGCGTTGGGAAAGATGCACCCTTGAAACCGCTTGATATACCTCTGGCGAACTCTCTTCCGTAATCTTTACCGAGAGAGGAAGCGTCACGCGACGACATATTATCGCTCAAAAGGCGTTTCATTGTATTGCTAAGAGAACTCATTTCGCCCTTAATACCGTCCACAAGACCTGTCACAAGCTTTTTACCGACCTCTTTAAGGTTCGCATACACGCCTTGTGCCAACTGTATGTTTGAGTTTTGTTTCGTTAACGCTTCGAGCTTTGAGAATAAGTCGTTATAAGCGGTAAGAAGTGATATTGCCGTTGACAGTTCAGGGTTTGCAAGTCGGAGTTTGTTGTTCAAATTGACGGCTTGCGTATACTGCTTGTCCGCACTATCGGCGAACTTCTGTATAGGATTACCCATGAATAAGTTGACAATGTCACTCACAACATTGCTAAGCCCCGCTATGGCACTATCGGCGGCATAAGACGCTGCCATTGACGCAAACTGACCCATAAAGTCTTTAAAGTTGCTCATATCGGTATTAAGACTCGGCAACACGCTGTTAACTCGCTCAAATGCAGGGTATAGTTCAACGCTTATTTGGTCTGCAACGACAACCAAACTGGCAATGAAATCAACAAATGCAGCAGCGAGTAACACCAACATAGCGGTACCGAGACCTACCGCGACAGGAAGCGCACCGGCTGAGGCTACCGTTATTGCTCCGAGAGCCGCCGTTGCAACACCTACCGCCAACAATAAGAGAGTACCTCTCTCAAGAGCCGCGGTAACCGTTTCGCCGTTGTCAAGTACGGGCTGCCACACGATCCCAATTTGGTTAAGACCGTAACCTACCGCCCAAATAGCGGCGACAAATAACAAAACAGCAGCTCCGAGTTCCAAAAGAACTAACAGCCCTATACCTAAAGTAGCCACTCCTCCGAGCCCAGTATTTCCGAGAGCTGCTACTGCAACTCCTACTGCTAACAATAGAGTCGTGCCGAGTCCTAACGCAGTTAAGACCGTAGAACCGTTGTCAAGCACAGGCTGCCACGCATCACCAACTTGTTTAAGCATAAGTCCCAAGCCCCAAATAGCACCGACAATTAGCCCTGCTGCTACTGCTACTTCAGCTATTACTACCAAACCCAAGCCGAGGTTCTTAACAAGGGTAGTCAGTTTAGAGGTCAACGCGGACGTTGAGGTGCTAACAGACTCGGTAGCAGATTTAACTTCGTCAAGTTTCTCTGTTGTTTTAGTTAAGTCGGTCGCGCCTTTCGCCTTATTGAACGCGCCAAGAGCGGTTGCTAAACCCGCTAACACATACACAGCGTTTGTTGCGAGAGAAACCTTATCTACACCGCTCCAATCGCCGGACTTAATTGCCTCCCAATTCTCACTTAACTCTGAGATAATGCCGGTAAGACCTACAAGAGCACCACTTGCCCCCGCTAAAGCCATATTTTTTGTTGCTGCTCCTATTGCGATGCCGACGTTACCTAAACCGCGTATAGCAGTACACGCACTGTCAATGTCGTTTTCGGTATCTTCGTCGGATAAACCTTTCACCCCGTTAACAATTTCGGTTATACCTTGAACCGCTTTAAGCGGAGCGGCTGTCTCAGTTTTACCGAGCACTAAAAGCACATCACCTATGGAACCTGCAAACTCACCGAGCGCACCTGACACATTAGACCCGTTAGCCCCGTTATCCTCTATGTCCTTAATGTACTGTCTCAACTTATCCAAGTCCGAAAAGAAAGCTGCTGCTCCGAAAATCGACCAATTCAAGGAAAGACTTTTGACACCACCTAAAGCTTTCTGAAGCCAACTGATACCATCGATTAGCTTTTTGGATATTGCCATAGCGGCAAAACCGGCACTTATTGCCGTTACATAAGACAATATTTCCTTGAGCTTTTTCTTTTTGTCATCAAGGTCGGTACTGTCAAGACCTGATAAAAAGTCGTAGTCGTATTTCCCTAAATCAAGCCCGAAATCGGAGGCGTAACCGTTACCTGCTCCGGTTGTGCCTGCCGTGGGAGAAGATACCGAATTATCGGTGAGAGCGTTAATCTCGTCGATACCTAATATGGTCTTCTTTAACTCTTTAGCGCTTTCGGTTGCCTTCCCCAAACTGTCTGAAACCTTTTCAAAAGGTTCGGGGTCTATCGTTGTGTTTGAGACATCATCGAGCTCCGCTTCAGGTACGTCATACCCTTTAACAGTAGCAAAAGCCTCCGCCACCTCTCTAATAATTTGAGCAAGCGCCTGAAACCAAGGGATGGCATCAACGGCAACCAAACTCACAACTTGTCCCATTGCTCGTTTCGCCTGCGTCCACTGAGCGTTTAAAATTCTCAGAGCGTTAGCAGGGGTGGCTATAGTTCTCGCCATATCTCCCTGAGCCTTTGACGTTTGCTCCATAATCGTTATATATCTTAGCGTTGCCTTTTGAGCTTCGGTCATCTTTGACGTAGCGAGGTCTATACCGTGGGCAAGAGCCGTTTCTTTTAACTGAGCAACAGATACGTTAATACCCCATACTTTAAGCCCCTTAATTTGTCCTGACATACCGCTCTGGAGTTTCTGAAAGGCGGTCTCTGCATCGACATTCCAAAGAGACGATAAGTCGAACGCTAACTGCGTTAAATTTTTGCTCATCCTTTCGGAAGCATCGGAAGCAAGACCGTACCCGTCGGCTAATTGGTAAAACGCGCCTTGATACGTTATCCATTCCTTCTCATCGATGCCCATAATATCCGACACACTTTTTGCGTACTCTTGTGCAGCGTCAGAGCAACCGTTCATAGCAACCCTGAAAAGGTTGAGTGCTTCGACGTAGTCGTTATTCTCATTAAACCAACCGCCAAACACTTTTACTATTTTGCGAAAAGACGCTGTAGTACTATGCAACTTACCTTTAAGATTTGAGAAACTCGAACTTATTGTGTTTGTAGAGGTTGAGCAAGTCTTAGACACGCCTTGAAATTTTGAAAGAGTCTTCTGCAAATCGGTTAAACCGTTGGTGGCTGTTTTGGTGTCAGCCTCCACTTTAATAGTTAGAGTATCAATAACATTATCATTCACCGTTTTCAACCTCCCTTCTTTGAGCGTTTAAAGAAGCATTAAACATACTCGCAAAAGCGGCTGTTTTTGCTTTCATCTTTTCGTACTCTGCTTTTTCCTTTTCTACACGTCTACGCTCGGCTTCCTCTTTGGTTATTGCATACGGCTGTGTAGGATATGGGAGAGGCTTTGTACCTTTTTTTGCAAAAGCATTAAGTATGGGCGATACGTCACAAAAAGCTTCGTATATGTACATACCTTGTAGCCACAATTGCTCGTTGTTCCTATCTCTCTGTAGTTTAAAGGCTTCACGATAATATTTAACTAAGCAGCAATCTTCATTCCAGTATTGGTCATAGGTCATCCCTATTGACAGATAGAACGGTAAGTAAAGATAAAACTGCTCCGTATATGAAACAAGGGGAGCGGAGTCGTTTTCAGACTCGCCCCCCTTATTGGGAGACGAGCTACTTACCAGCTCGGCTCCCAGTTCAAGTTTCCCTCGGAGTCTTCTGTATCGCCTAACATAGCAATGATAGGCTCGTTGTACATTTCAGCGAGTTTATTAATAAGCTCGTCCTTGTTTGTCAACTTCGTGAATATCTCATTGATGACTTCGGGTTTTACAAATTTATGGTGTGCGAGAAACGCTCCCGCGAACAATGCAGGAAGAGTGGTTACGGGTTTATCTTGAATATCAGATATTTTGAAACCTCTCCTCTCCATCAGCTCAATGGATTTGCGAGTATATTCTAACGTATACTCCTTGTCGTTATATTTAATACATAACTGTTTTGCCATTATGTCTCCTCCTTACATCAACCTGCTGCGTTAGGACTTATTACGGTTGATGGGGCTATGGAAACTGTCATACCCACAACCTCGTTAGTACCACCGCCGGTGATATATACGGACAAATCACCCTTAAAATCATACTTACCGTCAGAGCCGGTAGGTGTAGCTTTACCCGCTGCTTCCGTTCCACCAAACCACACTGAGTAATCAGTCTCAATACCGCTTAACTTAGAGAGTTTGTCGTAATCCTCCTTAGTGTAATTAGCGGTAAATTCGAGTGCGTCCTGCGACTGAATACCTTTAATGTACGTCTGTGCGGGGTCGGAGCAGGTCGTTGTTTCGAGCATTTCCGGAGCACCGCCGAGGTCAGGAAACTCTTTAATGTCAATAAGTTTTTCGTATGTATCTCCGGTGGTTCCTTTTTTCATCAGAAACACCTTATATGTTGAGATAGCCATTTATTTTACCTCCTGTAAATTATGTCAGTCCTTGATACCACCGCTGTGTATCGTGCAAAAATACGGTATTTGGTGGCGTCGTCTAAATTGATCGGGGTTTTCGCATTTCGGGTAAACCCTAACCCGAGCATCACTGTGTCTACTGTAGAAATAATCGCTTTGCACTCGCTTTTTCGTCTCGCTGTCTTGTTGGAATAAGCGTTAACCTCAAACACCACGACAGCGTGATTTTCGTTACTGTTCGTGTCTCTTGTGGAAGTGTACGAATAGTTATCCGTCTCCTCAATACATACAAATGGGAATTTAGAGGGACTGTTATTCGTAACACCTTCCACGGAGATATTTGGAAACTGTTCTGTCAACGCGGTTTTGACGTTTGTGAAAACTTCATTCTCAACGTCTATCACTTCCCAAACACCTCCCGTGCCTTATTCAAAACTTGATTTCGCATTTCTTTAGCGGAGTCGTACATCGCACGAGCAGGGGGATTACCGTGAGTAATAACTAACGTCCCTTTGTCCGTGTCTCTTTTTTCACGTCCGTTTGTACCGGGAGAACCGTAATATCCCCACGTATCATTAGAGCCCTTACCTTGCCCGTATTCTCCTCTGATAGCACCGAGGTCGGAAGCCTTCGGGTGCTGCTCTGCGTAATGTATACCCGTGCCAAACTCAATAAAAGTAACAGCATTGCCTGTTGCCGTCAGAAACAATTTATTGTCTCCAACCCACTCAGGCTGTCTATTAACAACCACGTCGTTGTCACCGTCGTATTGTGCCGTTTGGAATTTTGCGCTCGCTATGTCAATACCTACCTTAGAGAGTTTCTCCAAAAGAATGTGTTGCTTTTTATTAAGTTCGGTCTGACGGGTCTTTAGTTTTTTCAATAAACTATCAATCCCTATTACCTTAACAACCATTACGACACATCCACCTTGCTGATAGCTATAGACATACTGTTTAGAGAGATGGCTACTTTCTTAACAATATAATCGTAATTCCCGGGAACTACCGCGTCACCCGCCAATAGCACTTCACCGTTCTTGCAGTTTATGAGCTTGCCTTTTTCGGTTTTAAGTGCTTTGCTCCCAAAATCGGGTAAAACGTCTACCCACAAGATGGAGTTTTCGTCAATAGGCAATTGCTTTGTAGTAACAATAACACGGTCATACGTTATAGACGTGCCGAATTGTTCAATCTGTGTCTCACCTTGAGCCGCAGAAATGTTTGCTTTGGTGCACAGAGGCGGAGTGTACAAGATTTCGTATTCTCCTGTCTCATATCCGCTGTCGTCCACCACTGACTTCTTGCCGGCGTAGTTAGAATAATAGAATTTCTGTTTGTTTCTTTGAAGTGACTTCATACGTTATCACCACCAAAGCTAAAAGGCTTTGCAACGGGAATGACACATTCTAACATACTACTCGGCACACTCGCACTTTCATATGTCCGAGAGATGCCGTTTTCATTATGAACTGTCTCTCCCTCTGCACCGCGTTTATTAACGAGGTAACACGCTATATCTACTTGCAACGAATGATATTTCTCGGGCACTTCTGTTTTATCGGTATGAAACGGGTACCGTTTCTCTAAAATTTTGTGCCCTGCTAAACACAGGTAGGCAGACAAAGTCTCGTCAGATACATCCTCCTCATCTGTGTCTATCATTACTTTTAACAGTGAGAGCTTTTGTTCTTCGGTCATTTGTCCGCCTCCCTTAATTAACCACCCGAGGGGGTCGATGTAATGGTAGTAACTGAACCACCCGCAACGTAAACACTTCGACTATATTTCGGTGTTTCAAACGTGGTGGAAATGTCTGTAAATTTGCCGTGATACCATTCCGGACCGTGGTCAAGACCCATCTGACCGAATATCTGGTATTTCTCGCCTGCGCCAACTTTCGAAAGAGGTTCAAGGAAGAAATTACCTTTATCCGGAACAGGTTGTCCAACCGGGGCTATTACGTCAAGGTCAAGAAGAAGTGCTGTGCCTGCCGGTAAACACTCACCAAGATAGAGATATACAACACCGATAGGAGTAACAACACTCGAAAGAGATATGCCGTTAACTTCGCGTGCCGCGGGGACAACCGTGAGACCGTTCTGTACAGCATCGGCGTTAATCTGGAACAACGTTACAGCGTCGCACCAAAGACAGAGTCCTGTGGTGGGAGCGTTGCTCTCGTATACTTTCTTAACCATTTCGGCGACATCCCAAAGACCGAGAGGCTTTTTAGCCATCGCTTTAGTGTTGGATGTTATAGCCGCGGCGAGACCTCTGGTTTTATTAACCGTCGCATCAGATGTAGCCTTACTGTACTTACCGTTAATGAATGTGTACTCAATATCACGTGCTATCTTCTGCATTTTTGCAGCTACCTGAAAATCAAGCTCGTTAATGGGGTTAGCAACCTGATTAGCGATATTAACACCCGAAAGAGTACCCATATTAGACTGTTTAGCGTAAGACACACCCACGGTCTCCTGAAAAATCTGGGTTACATTGGTCATCTGTTCACGTGTTACTACGCTCGCCTCGGGAGCGGTAAGTGACGCAGTCTCGCTTATTTCAGGTTGAGCGCCGCCTGCGGTTTCGTAGTTCTGACCCACAACAAACTCGGTACTGTTGGTAGCTTTCATCTTCCCACCGATGAGCGAGGACAAAGGTGTTCTTGTATTACCTTTGTTGAATAGCATTCCGGAGTAATTCAATACACCGAAACTTGTAGCAATAGTGTCTGCCATTTTTACGTTCTCCTTTAATTAGTTTTCTCTTGTTCCCGGAGACGCATATAGTAAGCAGCTGCCCCGAAATCCCCGCGAGACTGTGCATCTTCAATCATTGCGGTGTAATTCTTTTTCTGTTCTCCGCTCTGTCCGGGAGGGGGAGTAGGGGTTTCTTTCATTAGCGAAGCTTTGTATGCTTTATCGTGCGTTTCAAGGAACTTTTTTTGATTTGCAAAAACCTTATCAGTCTCACCGTTGGCGAGAGCCTGAGCGGTCTCCTTAGCTAACGCTTCTTCATACCCTAAAGCGAGGAAGCGGGCGGTATGCCCTGTCACAAGCTTTTCTTTCTCCATTTCCTCTACCTTCGAGCGCAACGTTGTTAATTCGTCCTCTCGTTCCTGCTTATTTCGTTCGTCATCTGAGAGCTGAGTCTGATATTTCTTCTTCCAACTCGCAGCTTCTGAATTGGCTTTGCTGACAGCATTCTTGTACCTCTCAAGCTCTGAATTGTTATCGGGGAGCTCATAGTTTTCCAAGGCTGACAACTTTTGTTCTACGGTCATACTCTCGTAGCCTTCAATGTTTCCTGTTTCGATTTTTGGCATTTTAATCCTCCTGCGTTTTTGTAATGCTTCACTGCATTTCTAAATTCTGTTTTTAAGTTGGGTTTTCTCCCAATTGCGTTTTTACAAGTTCCCTCTTGTGAAATAAAAAAAAAGAACTATGAGAATATCTCATAGTCCCTGTTGACTGTTCCTACGCAACCGTTTATGCGTATCTATAATATTGACTTGTGTTTGGCTTTACGTTGTATCTCCACGATGACAATGTAACCTTTTTCTTTTTTTAACTCTACCGTATTACCTTTTTTTAATATTTTTTCGATTTCTTCAGTAGCTTCCGGGGGTAACTTCATATCAAACCTCCTCGTACTCACAACGACAATTTAAATGTGGTTTAGGAGGCACTTGTTCAATATCATAAATATGCCCATTGCGATGTTTACAAATGGTACAAGTCTTATTGTCCTTTTCGGCTTTCCATCTGACCGTGCCTATACCTATATCTCGATAAGCCGTCAAAACCGCCTGATCCGTGACCCTAACAGCATACGCGGCTATCATAAAAGACAAATAACGTAAAGCAGCGTCTATTTCCTCGTTCTTTTTAGCACCGGCTATCAGAGCCTCAGCTAATCGGTCTCTTTTTCTCTCAAATTCATTAGCATAAACATATTTACTTACTTCGTCATATTCAAGAAGAAAACTCTCAAGCCATGCATAGTTATACGGACAGGTTCTTTTGGTTACCTTTTTGTACACCGCCTGCATTAACTGTAAAAACATCTGTCTCACGTAGATGTCAATCTCGGAGTAAACAACCTTAGTAGCAGACATTACGCTTAACTCGTCATAAGAGAGTAGGCTTTTCAGCTTTGAAAATTCGTGTATCAACTTTTTCCGAATATTTTGAATAACTATATCGGTCAGTTCGTACATATTTCATACCTCGAATTATGTGTCTGATACGTCATCGGAGGATTGCTCATCGGGCATCTCATCGTCCTGTTCAGTAACAGCAGACGCTTTAGCCTTTGCAGTTTCATACTCTGCCGCTTTTTCGAGTTCTTGTAATTGTTTGACTTTGTTTTCATCAGCGTACTCTGCACTTATTGTATACGCAAGGTCAGGGTCTATAAACATACCGCTATGCTCAAAAGCTAATTTCGGATGGATTTTGTCATTAGCGAGCATAGTAGTTAATACCTGAGATTTTTCCTGTATGTTCTCATAATTACGCCTTGTAAATCGTATTTGAATAGAATATAATTTCAAATTCATATCACGAGTGGTGTTTGATATACGAATAGCAAGGCGCAAGAACTTCTTTTCAGACATCGTGAACATCAGCTCTGTATCTTTAGCTCTTGCCTCGGCGGCTTGCCACCCGTCGCGCATTATAACCGCCGAACCAGTGTCGCTTGTTGAGCTGCCACCGTTGCGGTTAGGCATACCGCATATTGTAAGTACGGTTTGGTACATATAATCTACAAGAGTCTGTGTCTGCGTTTGGTTAAGCTCTTGTGTAAGATAATAAGCGTCACCATCGGGAGGGCAAGCGAGTCCGCCGTTCTCGCGCAACTCTTTAAACTCGGAAGCCTCGAGGTCAATACCTTTTAGCACCAGTAATGCCTGTATAAACTGTTCAACACCGTCTATACGGTTTGAAGCTATGACATTCATTGAGTCCAACAACGGGAGAACAATCTCAAAAGCACCGAGTCTGAAAGAATTAGCAGGGTATTCTATAATCGGAATATCACCGAGAGTGTGATTTTCCGCCCTCGTTATCGTTTTATAATTATTACTGCTGTTCTGACTGAACACTCCGGGCTGTGATACCTCGAAATACTGATTTCTGGTATAAATCGAAAATACAATGCTTCCGTTTTTCTTGATAACATACTTAACACCCATCATCGGCTTGTTACCTAAACCGCTGTGATATACAACAAAAGCATTTCGTGGGTCAAGTGTATAAATTTCAAAGGGTGATTCGTCCGCTTCGTCTTTGGGGTCAGGCAAAATCATACGGTAAGATGTCCCGCATATTGTAAACCAGTCCGCAAGCTCTTTATCTTTAGCCGCCTTGTCTTCCGCAAAAACAAAGTTATTCAGGGTATTGAGCTCATCGGTATTCACTTGCCCACGACCTACGTACTGGACAGGTTCACCCATAAGATAACCGACTTTGAATGACACAATCTCGTTTGCCCTGTTTTCTACTATACGATTGCATATTTCAGGGCGAACGTCTTTTTGCCTCTTGAGGATAGGCTGATTACCGCGATAGTACTTATACAGATAGTCTATCTCGGAGCGGTTGATGGAGTGAATGAGCATAGCATCATTCAAAACCTCTAAAACGTTATCTTGCGTTATTTCGTCTTCGTCTGTATATATGACTTTTCGACCGAGTAAAGTATCCGTTTTGTACACCACCTTATACCTCTTTACATAAATTATACTCTAATTTTTAAAAATTTCAGCAAATATTACAAAATATTACACTGAGACTAAAAGAGGCGTTTAAACACTTGAGCGTGTGCGACGGAGCTACGCACCATACCCATAGCCATAGCGAGGCTGTCGGGAGCATCATCATTCTTGTTTTTCGCAAACATTTTATAAGAAAAAACGTTCTGCATAAATAAACTGTACGTTTTACTACGTTTACCCGACTCTCTGAAAATCATATTCTCACGGATATCGGGAGCTTTATCGAATATGCGTTGATATTTAGCTTTGTCGGACGGAGCAGCTTTTGTAGTAAGATTTATTCGGCAATCTTGCTTTTGAAGCTCGTCTTGTACACCGTCTTTATAAGCTTCCGTAGATTTGTTAGCCTCAATTTGCATCGCCGCTACGTTGTATTTGAGAACAGCTTGCGCCAGCAGCGGCTGTGTTATTCTCTTATCTCCGCTATCATAGACAACATCGTGTACATAAACATCATCACCGTATTGAAAACAGATAGGGGAGGCTACAAAGTCACCGCCTCCGAAAGCAGGGTCTACCGCCATAAACACTCTGTCAGGTTCTTCATCAGGCAAAACGCCGTTATAGTAGCGAAATTCTCCCGGTGAAAACAACGCACCGTCTCGCTCTATGGGTTCTCCCATATACTGAGCTTGCCACGACGCCATATCATTATTTCGCTCGAATGACGCACGACGTTGTAAATAGTAATCTGTGTTAAAACCCACGCCGTAATCGTAATCGAAATTACTTTCGTCGTTTTCGTCAAGTGCAGGAAGGTTGATGATACGAAACCTGCGCCCTCTGAATCTTTCATCATTTTCAAGTAAGTCCATTCTTACTCCGGCGGGGTCTACCATAGACCACCGTGTGCCGCACCACAGAATTTTAGCCTTTTCTTTGGCGCGAGTAAGTAAGTTGTTATCCACTTTACCCCAAGCGTTGATAAGTCTGTCCTTGTTTAGCGCTTCTTCAATACCTCCGATAAGGTCGTCGGATATTAACACGCCGTTGCAATCGCACGCGCCATTTAGCGTTCCGTATAACGACCTGCAAATAAGAGAGGGATACCTCTTTTTTCTGTCAATGTTGAGCGTTTCATCCTGAGCGTTTGTCTGAACAATTTTCGCATCGGGAAAAACATCCTTCCACAAGTATGTAACCGGGTCTTGTATCGTCTCCAACACGCCGTTGTAAAATGCCTTGGTAATCGTATCAGAATAAGCGGAATACAGGTTAGAAGCTTCACTGTTACGCCCGATTAGCCACGTGACAAAAAACATAAGCAATGTTGTTTTCCCGACACGAGGCGGCTCCGACAAGAAAAGTTCGTCTAATTTGTCATCTACCAAATCTTGCAACGCATCCACCACGTTTTTTAGAACCCTGCGTCGTGGCTGATAAAATCGTTCTTCGGGTTTACGATTTATTTCAATGTAGAGGAGATAAGAGTCAAAAAAGTGTGGCGCATCGAAGAGTAACGTCTTTTTATAAAGCCCAAAGAAACCCTCAACATTTTTTCTGCGCTTTATTGCTGCTGAAATCGCTCTCCTCAGTTCCTCGTTAGTCAAGTGTGCAAGCGCAAAATCCTCCTGCTCGATATTTCGGCAAAGCGAGAACAAATCCTCGTAAGCTGTAATATCCGAGGGAGCCTTTTTTATTTTTGAGAAAATTTTTGTAATCAGTAATTTATTCATCATTATTACCTCCAAAAAGAAAAAAATAAAGGGACTACCTCGTCTTTAAGATAGTCCCTGTTGACTGTTCACGCACACCCGTTTGTGTACGCCTTATTCAATTAGCTACATTTAATGAACTTACAATTGAACAATTGAAGCTTCCCGTACCCACCGCTATCAACTTCGCCAATTACGGTGATTTTGTCGCCCTTGCTAAACAATTTGTCTAATTCAGCGGCCTTTAAATTATCTTTTACATTAGGAGCACTTAACATACATTCCGCCAAATATTTTCCTGTTATCTCACTTTTTACCACTAAACCGGAATAAGGACCTTCCAAGTCATCGCTGCTGTACCCGACAAGGCAAGTAAAGCTAACAATTTTTCCTTTATACTTCTCGCCTTGAGAATATGAAGTGGAATATGACGTAATCTCCGATATATCACCGAAAGTATAATCTATATCACCTTGTTCTATGCGAGAAGCAATCTCTTGCCTGTGATCTTTAACCGACTTTTCCTGCGGAATAGTAAGTATCGGTATAACGACAAATACGCCGACAAACGCCAAAATAGTACCTATTATTTTATAATACCAACCATCGAAAATAAAATAAACAGGTCTGCTCATTGCTATACCTCCTTTGTGAGAATGGGTTCGTGAACTCCTTTAACCCTATTATACCAAGTGCTTTTACTTATGCCAAGTGCATTACACGCATCTATTACAGAAATATGACCCTCTTTTTGTTTTTGCAAATACATTTCAAAATTGGGTACTTCAATGACTTTTCTTCCGTCCGTTCTTTTACCGTGAGCCTTTGCTACCGCCTTGCCGGTCGCAAGTCGTTCAATAATTTGATCGTGTTCAAATTCAGCAAAAGCAAGAAGCATTGTTACCATTAGTCTGCCCATAGGTGTATCATCAGCACGCCCCATATTCAGAATTTCGATTATTATACCCTTTTCGTGTAACTGCTTAATTAAAGCAACTCCTTCAGTAGCACTACGAGAGAATCTATCCAATTTGGTAACCATTAGTGTATCGCCTTTTTGTATTTTGCTGATTATTTTTGCAAGCTCAGGACGGTCGGTCGTTATTCCTGTGTATGCTTCTGAATAAATTTCCGAGCACCCTCGGTCAGCTAAGGCTTTGTGTTGAGCTTCAAGACTATTGCCGTCTCTCGCTTGACCTATTGAACTAACTCGTGCATAACCGTAAATCAATCTATTCACCTCTCGTTAGGAACAACACGATAACCGATTTTGTTATACCACTTTTGATATTCGTCTAAGTATCTATGAAATCTCGGCATATCGTCTTTCCAAATAGATTTAAGTTTTGTCCGAAATTCCCTACAAGAAAGTTCGCTCTGTTGCAAGAACAATAATCTTGTATCTTCATCTCGGCTCTCTCTTGCTTCTTTTAAAAGCAATGATTTAATTGCAGTCTTATCTATCTTACTCAAGAAGTCCTTATTACGTCTCTGCTTTTCGGTAATCACATTGACAAGTTCATCGTCCGAGATAAAAGAATAATAACCTTGTTTGCGGATAGAAGGTAACACTTCGTGAGTTACCCAACGGCGAAACGGTTTTGCCTTATTAGAACGAGAACGAATGATAACTGTATATAACCCGGATTCGGTTATAAACCAAGTATCGCCCTCCAACCTGCGTAAGTTGAATTTACGCACCTCGTCATCGTCAAGACTTTTTGCAACCATTCTCGGATTTGATAAATCAAAGATTTTGCACACATCAATCAGAGCAAACCAAATTGTAACCCCGTCCGTGATTGTTCTTACGGGTGCGGTCTCATATTTAAACGCAAGTTGCAATTCGTTCATTTTATATCCTCCTTGATAATATCGGGTAGTCAAGGTAGTCAATATCGGCTTTTCTCCAAGACTCTTGTTATATATGCGCATATATAAGAGAAGTTATATGGAAAAGTCTGAAATAAACTACCTAAACTACCCTTATTCAACTTCGTAACCGCCCTTCGGCGTTGAAGTTTCCCTCGGGACGAGCATTATCTTGTAGTCAAGAACTCGTAACATTTCAGAAAGCTTAACAATACTGATATTGCTTTGCCCTAAGCGTTCGCTAATAACATTTGGCTTGCGGTTTAGTCGGTCTGCCATTTTGTTTACTCCAATGTTTTGTTCTTTCATAATTTCACGGACTGCTTCAACTGTTTTCATAAGCAACCTCCTTTATGGGTAGCATAACACAGATATTTCTGCTTGTCAAGATATATCTGAAATATTTTTGCCTTTTTATTTTCTCTCGGTGGAAAAACCACTCACCCACGCCCGCTCCGCCCTCTATAATCCCCCACGGGTACTAAATGCGCCTAACGTAGCCTATATGCTATATTAGGAGAGTGCAAAAACTCAAGAGAAAATAAACACAAAAAATAAATCAGAAATAACAGAATTATTTTTATAAAACCTCTTGACATTTCAGTAATAACTGATATAATATAAACATAGTCAGTAATAACTGAATAGAAAAAGGGCGCACCGCACAGCCGACCAAAGCAAAAGCGGAACGCCCACACAACACACCCACGCCGGGCGGTTGCTCCTCTATTGTAGCACAGCCCCGGCGCAGATGCAAGGAGGATATACTATGTCGAAAACAAACACCAAGAAAGCCGCCGAAAAAACTCTTACAACGCTTATATACAGAGAGTTAAAAAAGGAGGTGCACTAATGATTTTAATACTTTTTTTAATTTTACCATTCGCTATTGTGGCGAGCGCTGCGGGGCTCAAGCTGTAAAGCTTGACCCCGTAAACTCAAATAAGTAAAGGAGTTATAAATATGAAAAAGATAACAGCAACAATAACTACAGCTTACGAGCTCAAAAACCCAGACCAAGACCCGCGTATTGAAGAGATCGGATATAATCCCGAAAAAGCTAAAACGTATGCTCTTCAAGCTCTAAAATATGAGTGTTTTACAGACTTTACAAGCCCCTATGCTTGCGCGACGGGACACACTGCGGAATGTTTCAAAGCCGAGGGCGTAGAGCTGGAAAAAGAGGAAAATGAAGACGACATTGCGCAAAAGTTAGGCTGGGAATATGCGATAACTCTTAGATACAACAGGAAAACATACGCATTTGCCCCGGATTTTGACGAATGGCGCGAGGGCGTAAGAATAACATCGGATGAAATAAAAAAAGCTGGAAAATTTCCCGACTAATAACAAGACTAAAAAAAAAAGAACCTCCGGGGCACGTTCTCGGGGTTCTTTTTTTTACTGCTTTTTGGTTAATGTCCTCTGTAACGCCCTACAATCAATTTTTATTTGTTGGTAATGTAGTTTCATTACATAGAGCATAAAAACGCATTAGAGAGCTACAGAGAGAACAAGAGGACACAACAAACAAAACGTCGACAGCCCATAAATAACAAAAGGGTAAAAGAACGAGCACAAAAAAAGGAAAACCGCCACCTAAAAAGGTAGCGGTCAAATTTTTGCTTCGGTCAAATTTTTGCTTCGGTCAAATTTTTAATTTTCAACAACGCTATCAATGTATCGCGCTTCAAGTTCCTTTGTGTCCTTTGCGTCTCCGAGCGGATTGTTGGGAGTTACTACAACTTCCTGTTTGTCGGCATAGCCAAAATTGTTTTTCATAAGGAAGATGCCGGACACGGGGTTAATTTTCCCATTCTGCATATAATCGACCATTTGCAAATCAAGAATTTTCATTGCTTTTTTAATTGTGTCCGACACGTCAGAATTTTTACCCATCCGCCCCTCTCTGATTTCCCATAATCTTCTACGGTCAATATCCATAGCAAGAGCCAATCCTGCAACACTCGGTTTCATATCATCTTCGGCGCATATTGTAAAATAGTCCCTTATCCTTTGTGTCACTTCTTCAACACTCGTCAAGTCCAACTTCGGCAACTCAGCCAAGCGAAGCGAATGTAGAATATATTTCCGATTGTCTCCCGGCTCAGTATGAACACTACGTGCTTCGGACAAGTCGGGGCGTTTTCTCTTTGTGATTTGCTTGCTGACTTCTTTTGCTGTTTTTTCGTCCATAAAAATTACTCCTTTCGTCTGTCGGGTAGTTAAGGTAGTTTATTTTCGCTATTTTACATAAACTCTCTTATATACACACGTATATAGAGGACTTTATAGCAAAACCCTAAAATGGACTACCTCAACTACCCATTTTGAGAGATACACCGTCAAAAACGGCATATCCGTGTGATAATCTCTTACCATTATGCCATTCGGGATGCGTTTCTAAGTTCGCATTAAACTTTTTCGCGCTCATTACAAAGTACCCGTTACTCCTGCACCATATCTTATAAGCGTCATAAAGAGCCTTTGCCTTTGTGCCGCCGTCCTCAACTTTTGTACATTTTTCTTCAAGGAATTGCAACACAAGGTCATTGTCTTTCTCATACTGTTTAATTACTCTCTTCATACTCTCGCACATTTTCAGTCCAAAACGCTTATAGCGAAAGTAGCCGATGAGCAACCAAGTAAAAATGCCTATCATTGCTTCGGGTGTACGGAAAGTCTCTTTTAGGCTCTCGTCTCTCTCTTCCTCTGAAAAATGTCTATTGAACTCAATCACTCTGATACGATCAGAAGCAAACAGGGATTTATCCTGCACGGACGGGAGGTCATTACAGGAAAGCCACATTGTGAATTGCGGGAGATAAGTCATTTGTGCTTCATACAGATTACGAGCAGAGATTTCCTCGCCACCCGTCAATTGCTTTATAGTTTCCTCGTCCAATCTCCCGTACTGATTACTTTCTGCCATTGTAACAAAGCGTTTGCCTTTCAGTCTGGCAATCGTGGGAGAAGCAGCTTCGGCATTTTTTGCACGGTCGCTTTTGCAGATAATCGAAACAGGACTAACAGTAGCATAATCACCGAGTAAATGGTGTATTGTGCCGAGCAGCGTTGACTTGCCGTTACGGGTTGTCTTGCCGTGGAGAATGAACATACATTCCTCTTTCGATGTGCCGAGCATTGAATAGCCCAATGCTCTTTGCAGGTAGTCGGCTTTCTCTTTGTCGTTGCTCGTAACCTCCTCGATAAAGTTCTCCCAACGATCACACCGTACATCTTTCTGCATCGTGTACTCAAAGTTGGTTTGCATTGTGAGAAAGTCTCTCCAATCGTGTTCACGGAAGCACATATTTTCAAGGTCGTATGTGCCGTTAAGACAGTTGATAAGGTTAGGGTTTGCATCGAACTCCGCTGCTTTTATCGGGTACACGCTTGCAGCATCTTTCATAAGCCTATCACGGAAACGGCGATCTCCCATTTTATTGATAAAAGCAAAGTAAGACTTTCGCTTCTCCTCGTCCGTAATTTCTCCGCAGTAAAGCACCATAAGGCGACTGAACTCCTTAATCTTCTCAGCCACGAGCAGAGAGCCGACATCTTTTTTCCATACACCACTATCATAGGTGTACCACGACTTCACTTCTGGGCAGTAACGGGTATCGTTTTTGTAGCACTCCGAGAAGAGTTCTGCCATGCCGCTTTCGTCCCAAGAGTATCCCGTGTTATCAGGTTGATAAGACTCCGGCTGAATGCGCTTTATATAAAACATCTTATCGGAGAGTTCTTCGGACATAATATATCGTCCGTTGCTCAACTGAAATAACTCTTTGTCATCTCCGATTATTTCGCTCATTTATTCTCACCTCTTTTCTGCGGACTGAATCCGCTCGTAGATGTCCTCAAGAGACTCCGTAACCACGATATAATCCTCCTCGCCGAAACAGACAGCGTTCTTACCCTGTTCGCAGGTGACAGCAGTGACAAGGTTGAGATTTACGAGTACCTGTCCGGCAGTCGGATTTGTGAGCAAAATGAACATTGTCATATCTCCTCAAAAATGTCGAGAGAAACGGTGATTTCGACTACTTTAAAATATCGTGCCATTATTTATCCCTCCTGTGATAAAACTCGGATAAAATACTCTTTGCGGCGACAATACCCTCTTTGTAGCCTGTTTTGTAATTGGAACAGCCTGTAAATTTATACGGGTTATTTTCAGACTTCTTCGACAGCCGCTCTTGCAAGTATTTGTAATCACTTTCGGTCATTCCAATCTCTCCTTATCGTCCCTCGCACCCACAAGGGCGGCAAGTTCATTCATAAATTCGTTTGCACGGTCGGTGTCAATGAAAGAGCCGTACACCGTACAGGTGTTGCCTTTCTCTACACAGAGACAGGGCTTCTTTCTGTCGAGAAAACGGTATGCACCGATTTTCACACTCCCGTCAAGCGGGTATCTGTCGAGGTTGTGAAGAATATAATTCAGCATATATAAGCTGTCTTTTCCGCCGGAAACACTCGCCCAATATGAGGGGCGCAATGCAATTTTATTATTCATTTTCTATCATCTCCTATATTTTGTGACCGAGTTTACTATGGTTTGGATTTCTCCGACCGGCAACGGCGGCTTACAGGCTACTTGATTGGCTTTTAGCAGTTCTTTGTATATCTCCTGCTTCTTATAACCTTGATTGTGCAACTGCCCTGCAAGCGAGGTTAAACTCAGATTTCGCATACCCTGCTGTATAGGGGGATATGTGGGTTGAATGGAAATTTTACCGCCCTCCGGTTTAGAGTAGCACGGGGAATAAATGCGATTGGTCGAGTTGGT